TTGGGTAATTTATCGTTGGCTTTAAAATCGGGTCTATAACCTAATCTGTGGGTAAATTCATTGACATCTTCTTGAGTGGGAATATTTACTTCGACTTCTTTTTTAATAACTTTAGCTCCGAGGGATTTTGCTAACTCTACCGTCTTATCAGTTGATCCATGATCCACGACAATAATCTCATCAACTTCCTTGACGGATTCAAAAAGATCGGGGATATTTTTCTCCTCATTGAGGGTACAGATAATACAACTTATCTTCTGCATTACTCTATTATACTAAATTCAACTTTTTAGGAAGCGGTGGTCACGGCAACCCAAGTCGTACTGCCATCTGAATTTATATATAAGCGGGTTGATGAACTTGATCCGTCAGTCCGCAAATATAAAGAACCAAGAGCTGCTGACATAGTTGGTGCTCCTGATCCAAAGCAAATATCAGGTGATGTTGTAGATGGCCCTAAACCCATTGCTGTTACTCCACCTGCGGTTACTTCTAAATTGAGACCGGGTTGAGTATTGTGTAAATCTGGCATATTCCTCCTTTTAGGAAGCGGTGGTCACGGCAACCCATGTACCAGTCGCAACTGAACAACTATATAATCTGTCGTTGGTTGTAGTTCCGGCTACATTCAAATAGAGCGATCCTTTTGGCGCTGCAAATGATGGGGCTCCGGTTCCGAAACAAATTGCCGGGGCTGTTCCTGCACCCAGAGTTATAGCAATAGATCCGGTTGCTCCAGATACCACTGTATTATTCAATGAAGGTTCAAATTTTTGAACATCTGACATATTATTCTCCTTTTTAAAATTTTAATACTTGGTTGCTTATTAGTGGCTCCCTAAAGAGAGAGCCACAGTAAATAACCAAATTAATCAATTTGCAAGAACGCTGTGACACAGTGTGATGCAACTCCTGCTTGTCGCAGATAACCAACTCGGCATTTTCCAGTTCCGGCTGCATATACAGTCCCTGATCCGGCGGTGGTTGACGGATAACCGATATCCGATCCAACTGTTGCTGTTCCTGTCGCATCGACTAGCATTGAACAGACACCGTGGGTTTGTACCCATCCATACTGGGAAGCGGTAATCGGATAGATTGCCACTCCAACCGGCATTTCGGTCATGGTTGTTGCGGGAGCTTGAATCACGCCTGACCATGGTGATTGTTTCATGTTCACCTTGGCTGCTGTCGTGACTGCCGCTCTTACCGGCTTATCCAACCAGACTTTTAATGCTCCACCAGTGGTCAGAGTTCCGGTCACGGCTGTGATCGTATACTCATCTCCAAGGGCAATAGTTCCGGCGGTGTAGACGTTGATCGTACCTCCACGGAATTGTGCATCAGTAATAGTTGCGGTTCCGTTAGTCACCTGAAGATACATATCTCCGGCTGCGGCTGCGGTTCCGATTGTCATGTTCTCATAAGTGGTGTCCTGCACTGAGGCGCAGAGTAAATTCCCTGCTACCAAATTGGCTGCACCGTTAAGAACATAACGGAATGCTTTTCCTGTTTTACCATCCCAGACCAGTTGACCAATGGTCAATCCTGCGCCTGGAGAAGCTGTAGAACTGTAAAGTCCTAAAGATCCTATATTTGCTAACCCTGACATTCCTGCCATATAAACCTCCTTAAAATGTTTTTATATTACTATTCTACAAACCGTAAAATAGTTTTCGTTAATTTCTCTATGCTTTAAGCATAAAGGAATAACAAATTTATACTCCTGTAATCGCTGTCAAAGCTCCGAGTCTTCGGGGCTGATCTGTCATTAAGTTACCAATGACATACACCCGTGCAATCGTACCTGCTTGGTTAGGCATTACCATTTCTTTCTGGTAGAACCAACCATTGTATTCGCTGGGAAGATCAAGGGCTTGTGCTCCTGCACCTTCGTATGCTTTCATCGTACCAAGATTTACTTTCTCGATATGACCTTTCCAATCTTCCGGAACTTGTGTCCGTCCTGCCCAGAACAAATAGTTCTCATTGAGCATGTACAGATAACCGGAAGTGCAGAAATCATCTTTAACTATAGGAAGATTCCTGAAAGTTAAAGCATTGAATCCGATTCCACCTGGGATATTATCCTTACTTTTCTCAATTCTAGTTCCCCGTACACTCATGGCATTATAGCCAAATGAGGTGTACTCCTGACGAACAGTAGGATTCAATAACTGTTCGTAAAGACTCCAGACTGTTTTGGTGGTTAAACCAATAGTCGGTTCGCTTTCGGCCAAACCAGAAGCTGAAATGGTATCCATGAGGGTTGCCATTTTAGCCAAGGTTAAAGTTCCTGACGAACTGGTGACAGTGGAATTCAACTGGGAATAGGTGGAACGGGATTGACCTCCGATTGTACCGGAATCCAATACCACGTTTCCTAATCCGTTCATCTGATTACCATTTCCAGATCCATAGAAAGCTGATCCAAGTGCTTGCAGCGCCTGGGCTTTGGCTTTCTCGAATTTGAATACGTCAAGCGGAATTGCTTGTTGTGCTCCGCTGTTAGCGAAACTTTCTACCATTACACTTACTTTCGGTTGCTCAAAATTAGCCTGAGCATAAGAAAGCGGAATAGTCGTCACGACACTGGAAGCATCAAGTGTTTCCAATCCGTTAAACCATTGCCCCTGTGTATCACTCGTAATGTCTACGGTGAAATCCATCGTCTTACCAACAAATGGCCGTCCGTTTCCCATGAAACGTGAAATGCCAGTGGGAGACTGTAAAATATTATCGACGACTTTGGCGTAGATTTTTTGATATGTAAAATTGTCTACGTTTGCGCCGAATTGTGGTCCGTCATATGCCATATATATCTCCTTTTCGGTTAAATTTGTAATCTAAGCTACAAAAAAACGCCAGACCAAAAGGGTCTAGCGTAAATTCGCTTATTACTTATTATTATATCATGACTTATTTCCCCTGAGGGCATCGGTCAACCAAGAGGCGAAGTTTCTGCCTGGTTGAATATCCTTCACATAGTCCAATTCTTTGGTTTCAGTACTGGGACTAGCCTTACTTGGACTTACAGGTGCATCAGCTCCCGGGACTTCTTCCGGTTCGGGTTTAACATTTTGAAAATGATCGTAATAAATCTCTTTGACAGAATAGACTGGTTGTTTATTCTGTTTTTGGCGTTCAATATTAACATCAAGCATTTTCTGAAATAGTGCTTTTTGGGCTATAACGCCGGGATCATTAGGGTCGTTAGGATTGACTACTTTTGCAAGTTTTCCGCTATTCCGTAAATCATTTAATAATTCATCAGTGTATTTATTAAATGATTCTATTTGTTGTTTATTTTGATCTTCGGCTACTTTCTTTTGGTTTTCTACTTCTTTTTGATGTTCTGCCTCAGCACGTTTGTTTAATATCTGTTGCTTTTGGATAGCCCAATCGGTTATTTCGTTGTAGTCTTTGGGAGTTCTTTTTTCTTTATCCCAAGGGGAAACCAATTCATCATCTGGCTGATCCGCTTTGGGAGCCGGGACGGTTTTCTCAACTAACTTGGAAGCTTCCCCCAATATTTCATCCCGTAATTGTTTCTTGTATGTTTCGGGGTCAAATGGAACTTCCTCGTAGGTGACTTCCTCTTTTGGTGTTTCCTTGACCGGTTCTTCAACCTTTTCATCTTTTACGGGTTCTTCTTCGGCACTGGGGGCACTAAGTATATCCTCAATAGGTGTAGTATGAATATCGTTATAATCCACTTCAGGTGGTTCGACTGCTGCTGATTTTTTAGCCATAGATAAATCTCCTTATAAGGATATTGTATCAAACGCAATGTTTTTGAGGATTAATTGTGTTTCTTTTCCCATGGGTGATGTGCCCATCCGCTGAAACCTTTGTGCTCTTTCTTCTCTTTTTTCTCACCTTTGCCTTTGTGTTCATCTTTCTCTTGTTCTTTGGATTCTTTCATTTCATGTTTATTTTCTTTCATTTTACCTCCTCCTTTACCTGAATTCATACCGATTGCTATTGCCTGTTTCCTGCTGGTGACTTCCGGGCCTTTCTTGGAACCGGAATGAAGTTTACCCTCTTTAAATTCTTTCATGGTCTTTTCCATGCCACCGCCTTTACCTTCTGATGCGTGGTCGGCAGCAATTTTCTTGGCAACTTTTTTACTGAATTCCGGATGTTCTTTGTGTTCTTTGGGAGTGTCTTTTTCTATTTGCTTATCCTCTTTTTCATCACGTTTTTCCATTTTGGACTCAAGCTCTTTTTTATCCTCACTGCCGGCACCCTCAGTCCTTTTAGTGATTTTATTAAACATTTTCCATTTACCATCAACTTTACGCAAAACTAGATGTGACATATTTTCTCCTTTAATTAATTATACCATTATAATATTCCGTTACTTGGGCTTGCCTGTACGCCTTGAGGCGGTTGTGTTGCTACCTGAGCTGTATTTACTGGTGTCGGTGCTTGTGGTGCAACTGGTGGGGCTTGGGGTGGTTGTCTCATTGGAGCACCTGGAGGTATTGGGGGTGGTGCTCCTAATGCAGCCGCTCCCTGCTCCGGGGTCATGTGTAATACATACTCCATCAAATATCCTTGGCGATCGGATTGCATCATCATCAGTTTTTTGGTTCTTCCTTCGGGATCATTCATATCCATATCCTGATAAAAAGTCAAGGGATCTACGAGATTTAATTTAGCCATATTCATGGCGTTATTCTGCCGATTTTGTTTATCTGTTCCTGAGGCTTTAATCTGTACTTCCATCCCATCCTCGATCATGTCGCTGTTTAATTTCACAAATAATGTATTGCCTTTATTTCCGCCTAATATCTTAATCATGTGTTCTTTTGTGTATCTTAATTTAATCATCTGCATAATCCATTCACTCATCCATTCGGCGGCACTATTAATCGTCTCTTCAGTTAAATCATCAATTCTAGTATAATTTGCTTCTCTGGCTATCTGATTTGAAGTTGCTACATCAGTCTGGAGTTGACCACTAAGATTAGTGGCTCCGGCTACTGAAAACATTCTCTCACGGGCTAGTTTAAGCTCTCCAAATTCCTGTTGTGTAGGTTGAATTGGTTCGATATATCCATGAGTTTTATTTACATCACCATCTACGAGTAAATCCTGATCTGGGTTATTCATGTCTGTACGCTCGATATCTTTACCGGTCATACCGCTATCTTTTGAGAAAATATGCTTACCATGATCTTTCAGCTTTTCAATTATTCGTTTACCTATCTGATCCATGTTCTCCTGATTGGCAAGGTTTTGTTCTATTCTTGAGGTTTCATCATAGGCAATTTTTCCCCATTGATCATAACCCATAAAATAATAAGGTTTATGTGGCATATCAAAATAGTTTCGGTAAACTGTTTCTTTTTGGATTCCCGGCATTGGTTGGCCGGAGATAGCTGACATCAATAACTCATCTGGACTGGTTTCATGTCTAGTTGATTTATCACCGGGAGTTTTGTAAGTAAAATACTTTTGTTGTCCCTGATAGTCATAATTAGGGTTCTTCATTTTCTTTAGGATACAATCACCGTATTTCCATAGTACCCCTTCAATCCGTTCATACTCGTCATTATCCTTTTTCTTATACCAGGTAAACCATACTTCCCAAATCTTAATTGTCGTTGCCATGTTCTTCCATTCTTCTGGGTCTTTAACTTTAATTCCTGCCTTATTCAATTCTTTGATGAATTTATCTTGTGATTGGGGGAAGCGCATTATCACACCCTGAACACTGATTTTCATTGACTCGGCAATAAAACTCATTTCATCAGCGTCATTGACTGGACAATTCTCATCTATAACTACATTTTCTGGATGGACGTTAATAAACTCATAATCACCATTCTCACCCTTCTGGGGATTCCATAGACATTTGATTATCCCGGTAAAGTACACGGGCAAGTGTTTAAACGCTTGAGCAAGCACTCTCCGGTTATCCCGCATTTTTACCTGACTATCAACAATCAAAGTGAGATTTTTTGCACTTTCCTCGGATTCTGGAGTGTCAGAACCAGGTGTGATAATCATGTCGGGCAGACGCGATAATGCCACTGGTTTAATCGAAGCCTCAATTTCATAAATAGCATTATCCAGATAACGGGCTTCGTAGGGTTTAATCTTACTTTCTTTTTCTAGTGTGCTTATTTGTCTGCCGAAGAAATTAATCTCATTTTTGGCCCTACGGGTGGCTAGTCTATATTTCTCACCATTAAAAAATGATTGGGAATCTGTAATTCGTTTATCCAATACCTTAGCGAGTTCGGTATCATCAATCTCTAAAGCAAGTGGATCTGCTTCATTAACTACACCACTTTTAGGCTCAACAGGATTGTCTATGCTCGTTTCACGGAGCAAATTAAACGGAGATTGTAACATATAGTTATATTATATCATCACAATATATCCACAATTTGAATTGTATTACCGCATCTGCATTTAAGAATTACGGGTAAGTTTAACGGGGTTGAACCCGATACTATACTGATTACCCGGCCCACATACTGGAACATCGGGTTCTGACAATTATAACAAAAGAACATATGCAGTTTCTCATGTTTGGGATCATCATTAGGTGTGGTAATCACCACTGAGGTTATTGGGATTGATTTTCTTTTTTCAAGTACTAATACATCCATCACTCTATTTTATCAAATCAACTGTTACCGGGATAATAGACTCCTGACTTTAATGGTCTTTCACCAAACTTTGATGGGTCAAGTGGAATGAAATTACCATCCTTGTCTGTAATTTGAAACTTAGGAACTGGCAGTCCGTTGATAAGAGTGCCAGTATGACTGTATGCACCGCTTTTGGCATTGATCCATTTAACCATCGCTGTGAGATAACGTAAACTATCAACCCAGTGATCCTCAGTCCACGCCTTGTCTATATCCTCAGTATCATTCTCATCATACATCGCCTCTGGTATTGTCTTAATTAAGTTGCGACAGTTCTCACTAATTTGCATATATGGTAATCCATCGGGAGCCATTGATAACCAGTTGTGGATTGTAGTAATGCTAGTCAATCGATTATTGGTAGACTTTTGAATAAATATTCCTTCCCGTTTAAATTGGTCGGCAATAGAGAATGAACTATCCTGTAACTTATTAAACATCGCTGGATCACCATAAATCTTTAATCTTCTGATTTCCTGAAACTCAAGTGGGATTTCTTTTTGATAAAATATCTCTTTCCATTTCTCAGCCCATTGCTTAGGTGTGGTTTCAATTCCATCTATCTCTCTATAAATCTTTAGTCTATTGAATACCAAATCATTAAACTTAATGGAATATAAAGCTCCACAAAGAAGTACTGCGGGGGCGCTGTATCCCCAGTCTAATCCACCAACCAGCGTAATAATAGGCTTAGGTACAAATGGAGGTATTACATGGATAGACCTATTAAACTCAGTGAATATCTGGCCTTCGAATACATCCCATGAACCATAAAGATATGCTTTCTTTTTCTTATCTGGTAGTGATTCAAGTTGTTTGATATAAGTTTTGGATACAAATTGATTATCATAGACATTAGCGTGGACATAAAAGAATCGTTCTTGTTCCGGATCATCGGTTGCCCGATCCACAAATAACTTACGCACCCATCCATGACCTACACCTCCAGGGTTAGATGCTCCCATAAATTTAACTTGATCTATACCCGGATAGCGTAATCTATTGCGTAAATCTTGGAAAGTCTGTTCTTCATTACGGGTTAATTCTTCTACAATTTCAGCCGCAAACTCAGTACTTAAATATTTTGATGGATCGTCTAGATTTCTAAGTAAAATTACTCCACCACCCCATTTATCTTTTAACTTATATGATAATCCTGTAATTGCATCATCTTTTAAATCTCCCAACCATGAAGGAAACTCCCGTTGTATTCTTGAGATTTGTCTATCTTTTAAAGTTGGGTAATCTTCACTGAATAATCCTATTGGTATTCCTTTCTTTTTATAAGTTTTTGCATAATACATCGATAAACTGATTGCTGCCCATCTCAGTAAATAACTTTTCCCACCCGCAAGAGCGCCACCATACAATAAATATTTAGTTTTTGGATCAACCAAAGTATACCAAGCAGTAAGTTGTTTTGGTTGAAATTTAGCTAAGTCAGTTATCTTTAAATCTTCCATGTAATTTTATTAAATGATTTTTATATGTACCTAATTTATGTTCTAATATTAGATGATGGTTTTTATCGGTTAAAACAAGATTTTCTATTCTATTATCTAAAGAATTACCATTAACATGGTGTACCTCTTCATTATTTTTTAATTTTCTTCCTAAGCTATTTTCCATTACTAATCTATGTTCTCTTATATATTTACCATTTATTCTTATTTCACGATAGTTATTATCTCTACCACAATATCTCCAACCTTTCCATTTAGGATGTAAAGATCCACTTTTAAATGACCCAGAATTAACAGAAGATTTATTTCCTTTTTTAAATAAAGTTGAAATATCAGAACATTTTTTGGAGCAATATTTTCCCCGTCCTATTTTTATCTTAGAAGGATAAGTTAAAAAATCTTTGTGGCAAATTAAACATTGTTTTATCACCAGCCAATTATATCACTCTTTAGGTTTAGTATCAATGATTATATTCATGGGTTCACCGTTTACGTTTATTTCCTGTTTGGTTTCATCTTTCCAACCGAAATTATTCTTTAAATTAAAAATAGCTCCAGTCGCAGTTCTTTCCATCAGTCTTGTTTCTACATCTTCATGAATTCTATCTCTTGCTGCTTTTATAGCGTCAGAAAATTCATCTTTGTTACTATATTCAATCAAACCTTGTCTGGAAAGTCCTAACCTTCTAGCTAAACCACTCATGGTATAAGGAGCTGGAGATGCATAAGCAAATTGTTCATTAGTTTTATTATCATATCCCTGAACAACTCTGTTATCGCACCAATCAAAATACTCATCAACAATTTTTTGAAGTTCTTCAACCGTATTATATTTAACTGGTCTTCCTACTGGATTAGACATATTAATTCACCGTTGGTAAACTTTCTTTCAATGCTTTTAATACTTCACGTTTTTTCTTTAAATTTAATAACCTAAAATTAAATGCGTATTCTTTATATGGCTTATGATAAAACATGCAATAGCGCAATAGCAATTTTTTAGCTTTGCCTGTCATATTAATTTACCTTTTTAGTCGGATCGCCTATATCTTTGATAAAACTTGCTTTGAACGCTTCATCTTCTTCCTCTTGGCTTGGTTTAGTCCATTGAATAACTTTTTCAGGGCTTGGACGATTGATCGGGCCAACTTGTGCTGTGGATTTTTTGATTTGTTTTTTGACTTGCTCATATTCCTCCTTAATATCAGTTCTTTTGCCAGCCATATAACCAACTATAAAACAACTGATACTTATAAATCCTAATGCTAGTATATCAAATGTGTTCATTTTTTTACTCCATAAAGACGTTCTGCTAAGTCCCAGTATTTATTGTTTGATAAAAAAAGTTCTTTGGCTTCTAATCCACACATTTTTTTATATTGTTTTATAAATTTTTTACTTGGTTTTATTTTGTCCCAAAATGGATTTGTTTTCATATCATTTGTACTGGGTGATAAACCCAGTCTTTTTCATAATTAACTTCATCTTTATTTTTCATGTCAGTATCCCTGGCATAATAATGATATTCACGCTCAAGTAGCATCATGGGTTGTACCAATTCACTTTTATCTTGTAAATCAGCGACAAGTGTTGCATTTCGATATACATGAATCACGATTAATGCCCTACCGCTGTTGCGGTTCCTGATGATTTGGTCTGGTATCCACATAGGTAGTTTTACCGTAAAATCAGTTAAACCTTCACTATCTAAGGGACGCTTTTGTCCCTTGCTTTTCATATTATTTTTTTAATAATTTTTTAATCTTTTTGTTTAATTTTTCAATTTCCTGTTGATGATATATAAAACCATTAACTAATTCGTCGAGTTTGGTAGCATATGGCCCTAACATTCCCGGCGGCAAATGAGTAATTTTTAATTCTTTCATATTATTTAAATACTTCGTTCCCAACCGTTTTTTAATACATCTGTTGTCCAAACTTTTTTAGCTTTCTTCACATCTTTGGGGTTTATCCTTTTAGTGCCGTAAGTATCAATATATTCTTGACTTGCTACGCCCTGCCTATAGGGTTGCATAATTGATTTGGCGTATTTATTACGATCATCTTTTATTCTTTGGGGTACAAATTCGGGATGTGAGGGTTTATACCATTTATCACAGAACCATCCCCACCTTAATCCTTCTACTGTTTCATATTCACCATATTTCCAATTGAAGGCTTCGTGGATTTTATGGCAGAGAACACATAGTTCTTTCATACGTTAAT